GTGGCCGCTGCCTGGGCCTGCCCGTAGAGGGCTGCGCCCGGGACAGGCGTTGCGTAAGTGCTCATGGCTCCTCCTTCCGTACTTCGAGGGACGCGATTACTTCTGGGGTGTGGTCGACGTAAGGCAGCTCTGCGTAGAGCGCTCGCGCCTCGTCTTCGGACTCAGCCTCGAAGACAAAGACCGGGTGGATGCCTGTGTCGTTGCCAACGGAGTCCTTCAACGTGTGCGTGTTGACGGTGATCGAGTAGGCAGCCATTAGGTCGGCAGCACCATGAGAACGAGGGAGACGGTGGGGACGCCTGAGTTGCAGAAGCCGCCAATCTGGATGTAGTCGCCGGCGTTGAACCGAGCGATGGTGAAGCCGACCGAGGACATAAGCTGGATGGTTCCGGCCGAGCCTTCCCAGGAGATGCTGCCTGCGACGGAGTCGATGGTCACGCCGTTGTAGACCGGGCTGAAGCCCAGCGTGTAGTTTCCTGCGTTCGGGCCGACGGCCTGCATACTGATCGCACAGGTACACGCCTTGTTGAACTGAAAGTACGACCCGTTGTTGTTGAAGTACCCGGTCGGATCGTGCGCGTATAGGGTGCCTAGCGAGGACCAGTTGTAGATCCTGAAGTTGGCGTCGACGAGGAAGCCTGCTGGCGTTCCCTGGCCTCGGAAGTACGACACGTTCGGGACGACGTACTTCGAGGAGCTAGTCACCCAGCGCTGGGACGACGTATCCCACACCGGGACATCTCCGTCGTCCAGACCAGGGTTGGTGGGCAGCGTTGGCGTGTTGTCCTTCGGCTGCTTCGGGTACGCGCCGGGATCGGTGAGGATGTTGTTGACGACGAACCGCCGAAGGTCCGCGGGCGTCCACGTAGCGATCGTCTGATCCGCCATCAACAACCTCCTCTCGAGTTAGACGCGCCCAGGTCTCTGTGGCTTCATGCCGACGGACCAGTTCCCGATCTTGATGACCGAGGGGATGCCGTCGAGCAGTGAGTAGAACCGGACGCCGATGTGCGTGTTCCGCTTCAGGAAGCGGCTCCGCTTGTTCTTCCAGACCTTGACGTCCTTGGTCGTCATGGTCGGGGGCTTCGGGGTCAGCGCTTCCGTGTCCTGGCTGTACCCCGTCACGATGTCGATGCCGAGCTGCTCGTTCCCAGTCGGTCCGTAGACCAAGTGTTGGTACTGGAGCTGCTTGAACGACTTGAGCAGTTCTCCATCACCGAAGTCGTTGAGCCGGCCCTCGATGAAGAAGTGCGGTGCCCAGCCGGATGCTCCCGGGTTCACCGGGATGTCGTCGGCGATCTTCTCCTGGTCGAAGCTGTCCTTGAACAGGGCTTCGGCCGAGCAGAGTGCGGGCCCGACCGTCAGTGAGTTCTCCACGACGTAGTAGGCGTCACGGAGGCTGACGAGCTTGCCAGGCGGGCTCGTGAAGCCGCGAACCTCGACGTTCGTCCAGAAGCCCAGGGCTCCGGTCTCGAGGTTGATGCAGTAGACCAGCGTGGTCGGGTTCGTGGTGCTCCCGCCCTCGCCGCTCGAGCTCGTGCGCCCCTGCGTGTACTGGAAGACGCCTGGGTTCACCTTCTGTAGGAAGCAGATGTAGTGGTTGTTGTGGAGCATCGACCAGCAGCGGAGCTGGCCATAGTCGATCCCGGACAGAGCTCGCTGGTGGGCCAGCTTCGCCCGCCCTGCAAGGAGGTCGACCACACTCGCGCCGTCGTAGTGGTAGACGCTGCGATGGCCCGCCCAGACAACGCCGCCCTGCCAGGGCTGCGCCGACATCGGACTGAGGATGCCATCGTCCGCCAGGACGATCTTCGGCGTTAGCGCTGTCGGGTCGTTCCCAAACAGGCCGAAGACCTCCTCGGCGAGGAAGACCAGTCCGGCCGACTCCGTGGGGAATCCGCAGCGGATGTCCGTGTGAGGCTTCGTCGACGGGAGGTCGTAGAACGTTCCGTCCTGGGTCAGGTCCACGGCGTCGAGGACGTCGGGGTCAGTGATGAAGATGCGACTCCGCTCCGACATCCCGCGACGGGAGTCGTCCGCGTTGAGAAGCATCTGCATCCCGTTCCAGTACATCGAGAAGACGGGCCTCTGGCCTGTTCCCCAGCCGAGCGCGTTGGCTCCGAGGGGGCAGATGATGTAGTTCTCGGCGCTCATACCGACCAGAGCACTCGCGGTCAGCGTGAGCTGCGTGTTGCTCTGCACCGACGTGACCGTTCCGACGTAGCTGAAGTCGGCTGCCTTGAAGACGAGATCGCCGCTCGCGACACCCTGGTCGACGAACTTCGTGTCGCCACCGTTGATCTGGGTGGAGCTCGTCGAGGCGTTGATCGAGCCGGAGGTGATGTACACCTTGCCGTTCCCGAAGGGTCGCCGGATCGAGACGAACTTCGTTCCGGTAAGCGCTCCCGAGGTGTTGAGCACGTTCCGCTCGAGCGTCAGCGACGTGTTGCTGTCGACCGAGGCGACCACACCGAGGAGACGCTTGTTCGTGTCGATGAGGAACATGCCCGGCTCGAGGTTGGCCGTGAAGCCTGTGCCCGTCACCGTCTTGCTGCTCTGTGTGACCGTCACGTTGTTGGCGTAGTCCGCCTTGCCCGCACCGCGCCAGTGGAACAGCGAGCGGTGCGCGCTCACCCCAGAGTCGTGGCCGTAGTCGAGCCCCATGCCGATCAGAACACCGCCGTCGAGCGAAGCCTTCGCGTCGAAGAACGGGTCCGCAGACCCCATGGCGATCGAGAGGGTATCCAGCGGGATTACCGCGAGCTGCGCTCCGACCGTGAGCTCGGTCAGGCGTCGGTCGTCGATGTAGACGAACGGCTCGCCCGAGGGATCACCAGCCTGCTTCTCACTCGGCACCGGCATGTCGAAGAACGACCGCGCGGTAAAGGCCGGGACGGCGGGCGTCTGCCCGCGCCCGTAGATGTACGCCGAGACCGCTCCGGTCGTGTAGTCGGCGCCGAGTAGCAGGAGCCGGAAGGAGTCCGTCCCGTTCGGGTCTGCCAGCGAGGTGATTCCGATGGTGCGGAAGTTGCTGGGCAGGTTCGGAAACGCCGGCTGGGACCCGTTCAGCGTGTCGATGGGCCCGCGCTGGCGCACGATGCCCGGAGTGTCGAGCAGGGCGTCTTGGACGTACCGCCCGCCTCCCGCGGGGATCTGCGTGGGTGCCGGGTCAAGGAAGGAGCCGAGCGCCACGCCGGGGTCCGGCAGGACCTGAAGTCGTGAAGCGGCCATGGCTCCCTCCTTAGTAAGCGCGGATGATGAAGTGGATGCCCTTGCTGGGCTGCAAGTTGTTGTGGGCAGCCCCGCTGCCTGCGTTGCCTGTGCTACCGCTGACCGAGACGGAGACCGAGACCGAGACGTTGTGCGCGTGAGAACCTGCGCCGTTGACCAGTCCCGTGTTAGCGGTGCGGTAGTCGGCCGCGTTCGTCTGGGTGCCAACCTGGCAGTTGTGGGCTCCGTCGTCAGGGACTGCGTTGTTCAGCAGGTAGGCGTCGGCGATCGAGTGGTTATGGAATCCCTGGGTATCGGTCGAACCCGAGCCGCTCCCCGAGCCACTCAGGCTGGCCGAGTGGCCATGGACAGGCATCTCAGCCGCCGACAGCGTGTGGGTAGCTTCGCCCATCGACTGCCCCACCGAGTAGAGGTTCCCCGCTCCGATCGGCGAGCAGTCCTCGAAGTTCGGCAGAGCCATCGTGGTCGAGCCGTCGCCGGAACCCCAGAGGTACCCGTCCGCCGCGAACGCATCGCGGAGGTTGGGGTACGTCGCTCGAGCGACCAGCGCCCCGTTGCAGATCAGCCAGCCGCTAGGCGGCGTGGTGGTCGGCCACATGAGGATCGTTCCCGCGGGGAACGTGTCGCCCGGCTGGGAAGCGGGAGTCGCTACTTCCCTGACGAGTCCGTCAGTACCAACCTCACGGACCTTGCCACTCATTAGCTGATCTCCAGGCCGTAGATCGTGTAGGTGATCTCGGAGGCGGCGTCAGCCTTGCCCTGGATCGTGTTGGTGGCGGCCATCGTGTACCGGCCGTCGTCCACGTAGCGGGCGCCGGGGTCGATCGAAGTCGGGGGAAGGATCTCGTTGGTGGCCGCGGTCCCGTTCTGGTACAGCGTCGCCGTGCGGGGGTTCACGTTGTCGGTGTTCGCCAGCACGATGCGGCTGACGATCGTCTGGGTCCCGCCAGGGACCGTGTAGAGGACACCGGCGACAGCCGGAAGCTGGCCCTGCGCGAGGACCTTGTAGGTGTCGGTCAAGGGGCCCTCCTAGAAGAAGTCGATGAAGTCGTCCACGTCGTCGGGGTCGACGTGGTGGATGTAGTCCGACCGATCGAGCTGGATGACCCAGGAACTGACCATGTTCGTGACGGTCTTCTCGTACAGACGCTCGAACTGGTTAGAGAGCTCCGGGTCGTCCTCCATCATGTAGAGCTTGTAGAGCGCTCCATTGACGAGGACTCCGCGGTGGTAGCGCGGGGGAAGAAGGATCTGTCCCTCCGTGCTCGTGGTCGTCAGCTCCGTCGGCTGCCGGATGTACTGCATCGTCACGACGTCCGTAGCCGACGGGATCGGGTAGACGTGGAGCTGCTCCCCCTGGAAGTAGTAGAGGAGCGGCGAGCCCGAGTAGGTCAGGTTCGAGGCGTACCCGGCAACGAAGTCGTCGTAGCGGATGTGCTCGATCTTCGTTCCGTCCGCTTTGCGGAAGATCGCCAGCAGCGTTCGGAAGTCTCCGGCGTCCGCTTCCCAGTTCGTGGGGATACCGGAGGTGCCGTCGAAGGTGAGGTCGACGCTGGTCTCGAGGAAGCGCCAGGGCTCCCGATCGCAGACGTCGTGGTAGGTCTCGTTGAGGACGGCCAGCTTGCGCTCGTCCGAGGTGTCGTCGAACCCGTGGTCGTCGAGGTCCGAGAGGATCGCAGCGACGTCCACTAGCTTGCCTTCGGGCGGTACGTGCTGGGGACGTAGATGCGCTTGTGGGGCGTTGCCCCCATCTTCCGCATCGCCCACTCGAGCGCCTCGGCGACAGGCTCGTCGGCGTCGTGCCGGGCCTTCTTCGCCGCGGCCTCCTCCTTCGCCATGCTCTGGACGATCTGCGCGTAGATCTTCCGACCGTGGCGACTGACGTCGCTCTGGTGGAGCTTCGCCTTCACCTGCTCGGCCGAGTGGAGCTGCATCCCGAGTCCGAAGATCGGGAAGACGTCCTTGTTCGCCGGACCCTCCTTGAGGAAGACGACCCATTCACCTGTGTCCTGGCGCTGGCCAAGCACGAGAGCGGAGTCGTACTCCTCGACGGCCTTAGCGCATTCGCGCTCGAGCGAGCTCGTCCAGCCGTTCTGTGGGGTCCAGAGTGCACCGCGAGGGATGTCCTCGTGCATGGGTCGTACCTCCTTCCGAGAGCTAGAAGTTGCGGAACTTGAACTTGAGCGCGCCGGATGCGAGACGCGGCGTGTAGCCGACGGCCTTGGCCGCGCGGATCAGCGCCTCGAGCTTCTCCGGATCGAGGTTGCCGGTGATGGTGACGTCGTTGTCGGAGTTGATCGTGTAGCTGACGGCGCCACCCACGGCCTTGTCCATCCAGTCCTTGAGACCGGGGATGTTGATGTTCGGCATCGGTCCTCCATTAGGTGGCCACCGGAGGTGACACACGTGTTGGCCAACAAATAGAGCCGGGTGCTTGGGTCAGGGGCACCCGGCGGAACCCTGTGAAGCAGGTCCGCCTCGACTGGCTTAGAAGCCGGTGTCGGTGAGCCCGTACTCGACCAGCGACGTGTTGCGCCGGTTGGTACCGAGGTTCGCGTAGCGGAACAGGACAGCCTGGAACGCGTCGTAGTCCGTGACCCAGCGGATCGTCAGACCGTCGCGCGACAGGAAGTCCCAGTCAGCCGGCGAGAACAGGCGGAAGTGCGGCTTGTGGAGGATGTGCAGCTTGCCCCACGGGTGGAGGCGATCCGCGTTCAGCGTGATCGAGCCCGTGCCCGCGTTGAAGCTGATCTCCTCGAAGCCGCCACGCAGCGTCTGCGAGTTGACGAACCGGACGTTCGACTTGAAGTCGGACGACGCGAACAGGCGCCGGACCAGACCCGGGGTCGTGATGCCGACCACCTCGTCTGCGCGGCCGCCCGCGTTGTTGACCTTGTTCCAGTCGATCATCAGGTTGTCGAGGGAGATCGCCCCGCCGACGTTGTTGCGGAGGTTGTCCCAGATGCGGTTGCCCGCGGAGCTCGCGTCGATGCCGCCGACCGTGTTGGCCGAGGTCGAGACGAGCTTCTGGATGCCCGCGTCCATCTCGTAGGTCCCGGCCGCCACCGTGCCGCCGGAGCGGAACAGCGAGTCACCGTTCGTAGGCGTGACCGCCTGGCTGAACGTGACCGCCGAGTTGGTGACGTCGACGTCCGTGATGGAGAGCGCGGTGTAGCGAGCCGTCGGGTTCGCAGGCGTTCCCATGTCGACGACCATCCCGGTGTAGATCAGGCCCTTGGACAGCATCTCCGCGCTGTTCAGGGTCTGCGTCGCGTTGGCCGCGGCGCCCGTCGGGATGGTTGCGAGCACGCCGTCGCCCGTGCCGTAGAGCTGGCGGGCGAAGTCGAGCATCACGTCGTCCTTGATCCGGTTCAGCTCCTCCTTGAGGGCCTGCGCGAAGGCGCCGGCGTCGCTCTTGGTCTTGCTGATCGAAGGCCCGGAGACCTGGACACGTGCGTAGTGGTACTTCAGGTCGTACACGGCCTTCTTGTACGCCTGGTTCCCTGCCGCGGGAAGCTGGACGTTCTCGCCGCGCGACCCGATGCCACCGGACCGGCCGGTGTGCAGCGGGATGTACGCCTCGAGACCTTCCAGGTTCTCCGAATCCATCGGGAGAAGCTGGGTGATCAGGACCTCGTTGTTGAACTGGTCCTGGATCGGCGCCAGGTAAAACTCCTTCAGGATGTTCGACAGGGTGCTAAGGGTGGCACCAGCCATCGTTTTTCGTTACTCCCTGTGGTCTTGGGGTTTGCTAGTCGGCTGCGCCGATCGCCTTGAGGTGCGCCATCAGCGCCGAGTGCGCCTCGTCAAGCGTGGGCACTCGCGGAGCCTCCTCCTGCGTCCCCTGCTGCATGGCGGCCTGGATGAGCTCCTGGGAGTTCACCGGGGCAGCCGTCGCGGGGGTCGCGGGCGACTCCTTCTGTGAGATGAAGCCCTCAGCCCAGCGAGCCTGCATGGCCTCGTACTGGGCAGCGGCGTCGAGCAGGTTCCCGCCCAGCGGCACGGAGAGCTGGTAGATGGACTCGATGTCCTCGTCCTTCCAGTCCGGCCGCGAGGACCGGATGATGTTCTCCTGTCGCTGGTGCTCGCCCTGAACGGCGAGCTGGATTGCCTGCTGTCGCTCCTGCTCCTGCGCCTGCTGAAGCGAGGACTTGAGGTCCCCGACCTGCGAGCGGAGGTCGTCAAGGACAGAAGCGATCGGCTGGAGCTCCGGGTCGTTCGTCAGAGCAGCGAGCGCGTCGGCCTGCTGCGGCTGAACGGACTGCCCCATCGTCTGCGTGGCCTGAGCTGACGCCTGTGCGGGCGTCATGCCGTTGGCCTCGAGAAGCTGGCTCAGCTCCTGGTGGATCGTTTGCCAGTTGCTGGGGTCCTGGAGGTCCTGGTGGAACTGGATCACTTGCCGGAGCTCGGCGGGGTCCTGGATCTGGAACTCCTCGGCGAGCCTGCGGTACGGCGTCGCGGTCTGGAGCGTCCGGGTCCAGTGAGCCTGCATCTGCCGGTAAGCCGGCTGAAGCTCCGGGGGAAGTGAGTTGGGGTCGAAGTTCTCACCCATGAACGAGCTGTCCTGCTCCTCGCCGGTCGTCGCCTGGGCGGGCGACGAGAACTGCCCTAGTTCGTTGCGAGGCTGCTGGGTTGCAGCGGGTTCGGTGGTCTGCGTCCCCTGGGGAGTGGGCACTTCTACTTGCGGTTCGGGCGAGCCGGTCTCGGAGGCCATGAGGTTCTCCACACCACCGGCCGCGTCGATTGCCGCAGCGGCGCCCTGCACGTCGATGTTGAAGCCATCGCCTTCAGGCAAAGGTCTTCTCCTTGATCAGGCAGAGTCCCTAACGGGTTGTTCTGCGTTTGGTCGCAGGGACCAGAGACCGCTCGCTACCCACCCCGGATTCACACCGGGCCTAAGCCTCGTCCGTCTCTAGTCCCGCACCCGGCCGCCGAAGCGAACCGGGGGGATCAGGTCGCGGGTCTAACCCGCAGCCGGGAGAGCGCGAGGGCTCTCCACGATTTCGGCGTCGATGATCTCCTCCTGGCGCCGTCCTGCTGCCTCGATGGCAGCGGACACGACACCGCTCAGCACCTCGCGTAGCTGCGAGGCGTCGAGGGAGACCTTCTCGTCCGCCGGCCGGTCGACAATGCCCTTCGCACGGCTCACCTTGTCATCGAGAATCCCGAAGATGGTTGCCGTGTCCCGGGCGCTTGCTTCCGGGAGCTTCTGGTCGAGCAGCTTCAGGGCCTTGTTCCTGACCTGCTCGAGCTCGCCGAGGTAGTCCTCGACGGCTGCGTCGACAACTTCGAGGTCAGGCGGCCCCTCGGCCTCGAACTCACCGCGCCACCTCCGAACGGTGGTGACAGGGAAGTCGAGTTCCCGAGCGGCCGCCTTCACGTTGCCGCCGTTGGCCTGGAGTGCGACGTATACCGCGGCCCTATCGGCTTCGGTGTACTTCGACTTACCGGCCACTGCTACTTGCCTTCGGAGCGGGCTTGGGCTTCTTCGCCTGAGCGAGCTTGGCCTTGTGCATCTCCTCGGCGTGACGCATCTGCTGGTCACTGGCCGCGAGACGCTGCTGACCTTCTGCTTGCTGTATGGCGAGATCGTGGAGCTGTGCAGCCTGCGTGAGGAAGTGCTGCTCCTCGTCACGCTGCATGATCTGGCCCTTCACCATCGCTTCCGCGGGGTCCTGAACCTCTGGCCTGGTCAGGTCGTCTTGCAGTCTGAGCTCGTCCATGACCGCCGTATCGAGCGGCGGCTGTTCGATGTCTTCCTGCGACACCTGGATGCCGTGCTTCTCGAGGATCGCCCCCATGACCGGGGCACTCACCGTCGACCTTGCCGCAAGGCTGACCTTCGGCATGACCTTCGGGTCCATGCTGTTCATCGCGATCCGGACCTGGATCATCCGGTCGTATGTCTGCATGTAGTGCTGGTAGAACCGCTGCTGGATGTCCGGCGGCAGGTTCTCGTACTCCGCGGTCTTCATGTAGTCGCCATGGATGCGAACGTGCGTCTCCCAGTCCTCGTAGTCGAGAGGAGCGAGAGCCGCCTCTTGCAGTTCCTCCATCGCCTCCTGCGGAGACTGGAGAGGCTGCCCCGTGTCAGGATTGATGCCCTGCTGGAGCGACTGCATCGCCTGCTGCATGGCCATGACGTTGATCGGCTGACCGCGCATGAGCTTGTCGTGCTCGCGCAGCGCCTGGTCTTCGTCGCGTTCGATCTGGGCCATGACGCCCTTGAACCCAGCCAGGTCGAGTTCGCGCAGCGCCGACTTGGGGTCGATGAGCTGCATCTCGATCAGCTCCTTGATCGCCGCGATCTTGCCCGTGCGTGAGCGCGGGAGACCTGTGTCCATCATCGCGTGGAAGCTGAAGCCTCCCTCGATGTCGGCGCCGAGGAACTTCTTGACCTTGACCGAGCCGCCCTGCCCCGTGATCTTGCAGAGGCGGGGCTCGATGTAATACTTCGACGCGAGTCCGACCATGATTTTGCCCGCTCGTGCGAGCGCGGACTCGAGCCGCCGGACTTCCGGAGTGAGCTCGTCGGCGATCGCCTCGTGGATCTGCTCGAGCGTCTCGCCACTGTCGAGGCGAGCCGGAAGCTGATCACGCTGCGAAGGCAACCGGGTGAAGATCCGGTCGAGCCTGTTCTGGATGTCCTGGAGGATGTTGAAGACGGACGCTGGCAGGCCCTGGATCTCCCGCCATTCCGGCTTGGCCGCGTTGGCGCCCACCGGGTTGTACTCGAGCGCCAGCCCGGGCTCGTCGGTCAGCCGCTGTCGCAGCGAGCCGAACGGCACCAGTAGCTGAGGCTTGATCATCAGGTCCTTGTGCTGCACGACCTGAGAGATCGTCCGGTTGAGCTCCTTCTGGATCGGCCGGGCCGAAGCGACCCGCGTGTCGTCGAGGACTGATCCAGGCCGCTCGATCCCCGGGAACTTGACGACGGGGATCTCCTTGAAGGGATAGGGCCAGGGCTCGTCCTTGAGGATCTTGTTCGGGCCCTCGGTCCAGACCACGCGCCGGCCCGCGGGGAACGCGGGCTGCGGCGGGAAGTAGCCGAAGTAGACCTCGGTCCCGGTCTTCGGGCGCGTACTCCGCTGGCGCCGATAGGCGAGCGGGAGG